GATGGACTTGGAGTCCATTTCTTCGGTGAGCGGGTCGGCGAACTGGAGGAGTTCCGGACCGGTCTTGTTCAGGAGGTTGCGCGGGATGTTGAGGGTGAGGCCGAATTCTTTGTACTGGGCCGTGCCTTCCGCGTAGCCAGCGCGCTGCCCCTTCGGGTAGTCGCCCGAGCTGCCAGCGCCGAGCGACTGAACGGCGCCGGGGCCGTAGCTGGTGCGGAGCCGGTACTCGAGTTTCTTGCCGCCGGCCTGGCCAGCGCGTTGCTTGAGGAAGTACTTCCAGACTTCGGACGCGTCCGAGAGGTTGGAGTAAACGCCGTTGATCTGCCAGGTCTTGAGCAGGGTGGCGACGTCAATGCTGGAGATGTTGGATTGTGCTGCGTACGTCATGGGTTAAGGGTTCATCCTTTGCGAAGGCGGCGGACTAGATCGGTCATCGAGTTGCCGCTCCAGCCTTCGATCTTTGGTGCGGGTGCCTGGCTGGGATACCGAGCGGTGGCCGCGACCTGAGCTTGCTGCTTGGCTGCTGATTTCTTGGATTCGACGATTTGTTGGACGCGAGTGTCCGCGGCCCGTGCGGCACCGCCGCGCAGGACCTTGGCTTTCTGGGCGAACACCTTGGACACGAGCTGTGGCGTGATGTCGTGGCCCTCGTCCGCAAGGGATTCGAGGCGTGTCCACGACGACGTCCAGAGTTCGTTGTTCAGGGCTTCGGCGAGATCCGCGTCCGGCACCACGTCGTTGAAGGAAAACTTGGCGAGTGCCTGCTGGCCGATGCCACGCAGGCGGTCAGTCTCGACCCGGTCTTCCTGTGCTTGGACTTTGGCTTCGAGTGCCTGGACTTTCTTTTCATATTGTGACGCCGCGTACTTGGCTTCACGCTCGGTGCGTGCCTTGTCGATGACAGCGCGCTCCGCGGGATCGGCGCTTGCGTAGCCGTTCTCCTCGTCTGCGACTGCCTTGCGAAACGCGGCGTAGGCTTGGTCCCCTAGGACAGCACGAACCACGCGGTCCGTGTGACCCGCCTGGGCCAGGCTTTGCAACTCGTCCCAAACACCCGCCTTTTCGTTGACCGACGCGAGCTGGGTCTTGATGGACTTCAGCTCTTGGACGGCCTTGTCGCGCGCAGCTTGCATCGGGCGGAAGCCCTCTGCGTACTCCAGTGCGCGCTTCAGCTCGGCGTTGTCCGGGTTGAGGTCGTAGCGCTTGACGCCTTTCGGACCCTTGACTTCGAGTACCGGTGCGGCCGGGCTCGGGGTCTTGGTCGCTGCTGGCGTCTCGTCTTCGCCCTCGTCTGCCCACGGTGCCTGCTCAGAGTTGCTGTCGGCAGGTTCCGTGGTGTCCGCTGCGGGGGCTGCTGGGGTCTTGGGAGACTCCGCACTCGACACGAGATTGGAGATCGCTTCACCCACTGGGATGAAATCCCCACCCGCGTCAAACCCTTGCGGCGAACCTTGCGTATCCGTAACCATTCTAACCTCTTGCAGCGTCGACACGGAGGCGCAACAGGAGCTGCGCTGGTCGGTGGCTGCCGATCCTAGTCACCAGGGTCACTCGAACTGAGAGATACCGGGAGTCTAGGGGATATGGTATCACGAAGTGTGTACAGTTGTCAAGTCAAAGTGTATGCAGTTGCCAGATCAGGCGGCAGGTGGGGGAGCGGCCGGGGCGGCACCGGGAGGCGGTAGGGCACCGCCTGCGAGGGCGGCTAGCGGGCCGGCTGCCGCGGCATTGAGGCCCGGGCCGCCGGTGCTGGGCTTGGCGGACTTGGCCATCTCCGCCTCACGGTCTTTGATGTGGCGGTCGATGAGGGGCTTGAGGGCTGGGTCCAATACCTTGTAAGCCATGGACATTCTGAACTCGTAGGCTGCGTTGAGCATCGACTCGTGTTCTTCGAGTTCCTCAGGCCGGACGTAGGCAAGGACTCCAGACTCCTCGAACTTGGCGATCATCTCGTCGAAAATCTCGAGCTGCCGACGGCTGCCTTGCTCGGCCATGTCGAACAGGCCGGAGATGTCGTTGAGACGCAGCATCCGGAGGATGGAGCGCATGCTGTAGCCGGCATCTTTGAGCAGCGGGAGGATCTGCATGATCTCCTCGCGGCGGCTGGCGGGGTCGAGACTGAAGCTGGCACCGTACTCGGCGTCGATGTCGAAGCCGTCGGCGATGTCGGCACCCGAATAGAACGCTACGTCGAGCGCACCTTCCTCGCCGGTGACCAGGATCTGGCGCTTTTCGGTCCAGTACTGCTGGACAAACATCAAGTAGGCTTTGTAGATCGACTCGATGAAGTCCGTGTACTTGTTGAACAGCCGACGCCGCACGGTGTTGCCGGCGTTGATCGCGGTCTGCATCGAGAACCCGGACATCTCGCGCTTGACCTGACCGAACTGAGACTCGTTTACGCCGAAAATCTGCTCGAGCCCCTGCAACAGCTGGTCGCGGAACTTCCAAATGTCGGGCATCAGCGTCGGCGGGTCGATGTAGTCGGGTTTTTGGGCCGCCGACCCCTTCAGGTTGTAGACAATCCAGTTGGAATCGGTCGGTTCGTTGCCTTCGTCAGTCTCGGCGGCGTCGTACGTCACCATCCGGACCGCGCCGTGCGACTGAATCGAGTCAAGCACGGAGGAGTCGAGGCGGTTGAGGACGTCCTGGAGACGAATTGCGTAGTCCAGGACGGACTTACCGTAGACTTCCCCAGGAACATCAATATCCGTAAGGAGGTGATAGCCCAGAATCGCGTCTGGGTTGGGGTTGGCCGAGATCGGCGAGATCAACTTGCCGCCTTCGAGCAGAAAACAGCGACGGCCAGCCATGCCGTTCCACGGCAGCGCCTTCTCGGTGTACTCCCAGATCGCCACGCGGCCCGAAACCTTGGCGCCGGAGCTGGTTCGGTCCCAGAATCCCGTGCGATCATCACGCACCATGGATTTTTCGATGTCTTCGCGGTGCTCGGGGAACCGGAACTGTGCCTCTTCGAGAGACAAAAGATGTCGCTCAAAGACATAGCGGACGTCTTCCCAGGCCCTGGCGGCCGGATCTAGGGCAAAGTCCCAGATCAGGACCGGGACAAACCGACAATCGCCGGTCATCAGGATCTCGCCGCTGGCCTGGTCGAATCGAAGCACGTCGCCAGCGATCGGATCCCACTTGGTCCGGAGCATCCCGGAGCCGTATAGCAGCGTGCCGAAGCACGTCAGGTCGGACTTGTCTTGGATCTTGTACTGCCGACGGCCGTAGGTAATGAGGTGGTCGGCCACCTCCGCCGCCCGACGGTCTTTGTAGTCAGGGCTGGTGGGGCGCGGAGTGACCGACGGTGGGTTGGCGGACATCTGCGCGTGGAGAAACCGGAGGTACTTGAACGTGTAGTTGATCGTGATCCAGGAGTTGCCGCCGTCCAGGTCCCCAGCGAACAACTCGGCGAGGTTGTCGTACGACACCGCGACTTCGGTAGAACCCGTCGGACTGCCGTCGGACTTGAAAATCAGCGCTTCCTTGGCACGCCACCCGGGCTCGAACCGCTTCCGCGACTCCATGGCCTCCTTGAAGCGCTTGGGCACCTCGCGTTCGGCGTCGCCTTGGGACCACTGTTCAACCTTGAGGGCTGCTGTCATGGCTTAGCGCCCCCTTGAGCGCGCTTGGCGGAGGAGTTGAACCACCGTCGAGAACGATTGAAAGGCGCGGTGAGCTTGGATAAGCGCCGCGAGTGAGAGGCCCAGGTTCAGGGCGCCCAGGATCACGAGTGCCGTCTCCATGCACCCCTCCGTTGATGAATGCGGACCACGCGGTTGCGCTCGCGCTCCGCGGCTTTGGCTTTGGCGGTGACTCGGGACTTCCAGGCCGCACGCAGGGCTTGGGTGCCTGTGCGCGGTTCTGCGGTGTGTGGACCCGCCCACGGGGGTAGCAGGTCGATCGCGTAACGCAGGGTGTCGGCCAGGTGCTTGGCGCTGGAGTTGACGATCTTGTTGGGGTCGCGCTCGGACCACACGGCGGTGACGAGCTCGTCTTCGAGCGCCGCGCTGGCGTCGGTGAGCCACACCCGTCGCGTCGCGAACGCCGTGTTGGCCCGCTCGATGGTCTCGAGCTTGCGGTCGTTCTTGTCGGTGTAGGCGAGCCACGGCACGCCGCGCCGGGCAGCTTCCTTGTAAAACCCGCTCGGGTTGCAGTCGCAACGGCGGGTCAAGTGGCTGAAGGGGGTCAGGTGACGTTCGACTTCGTCAAGGAGTTCGAACGCCGCTGCACCCTTCAGGTACTTGGCGAGCACGTTGTACCAGGCACCGTCCTCGGGGTCTTCGGCCCACACAGTGAGGCCTGCAGTCCCCGAGGCCGCCGGGTCCAACACTGCGAGGTGGCGCCAGCGGGTGGCGGCGTAGCGCTCGGGCAGGCTGCGGCGGTTGCGTTGGGCGTCGTAGGCAAACACCCGGCCGTCGCCGTAGTACCACTCGCCGTACATCCTGGCGCGGAACTCGGCCTCGCTCGCGCACGCGGCGCGGACCATGGCCTCGACTTCGCGCTCGCGGCCCCGGTAGATCGGGTTGTCGAGCATCGACAACTGGACCTTGCGGGTCACCGGCGTCGGGGTGTCGACGATCTTGCGGATTTCTTCGTTGCGGATCAGCGGGGTGAACGTGCCGTAGAGTCGGCCGCGGTTCGAGATCACCCGCATCACAAGTTCGGTGACGATCCCGGCCTTGTCGGGCATTTCGTCGAGCCAGACGATGTGGGACGTGAACGCCTGAGCTTTCTCGCGGGCGTCGTCGGCGTCGTGGTGGCTGAGGAATATGATTCGGTTGCCGGACTTGCGGTGAATGACGCGTTTCAGGACGCCGCCGATGCGAACCACCTGGCAGTCGCTGTCGCGCATGAACGGCTTGAGCTTGCGCTCCCACAGCTCGGACTCGATCTGCTCGCCGAGGCGGCCGATCACCAGGATCTGCAGCGGACCGTCGCCCC